CAATGAGCGGCTTGATGAAAGTGCCATCTTCCCGCAAGATATTTCGCCATGTTTTGCTCTTGGTTCCAATGAGTCCATTCTTTTCGCCATGCTCAATCAATGCAGATTTGGTAAGGTACGGCGCACCCCCACGGTCTTCTGCACCTGACTCCCACCATGCTTTTTCAAACGACTTGAACCCGCTTGCCTTCTGGGTTTCTGGTGGTGGCTCACCTTTGACAATCACCGCGCTGGTGACGGGTTCGCCATCCTCGTCTAGCCAGCCGGGTATCGCTATCGTTTCAAGATCAACATAGACTGACGCTGCCATCTCAGCATCCTTGCTCTTGCGCTGCACGATCTGCATGGCAACTCCTAGCTTGCCGGGTATGACGCTGATCTCAATGTCCAATGCGCCACGCCATGCGGATGAGCCACGGGCGCGGTGCTGGGCTTCCTCGCTGACGCCTGTATGGTGAACCAGAATCACTGTGCAGCCAAACTCTTGCATGAGTGCAGCGCAGGCATCCAGCATGGTCTTGGCATCCTGGGCGCTGTTCTCGTCACCAGCCATGAATCGGTGCAGGGTGTCCACGGTGATTACATCTGGCTTGATCTTGAGTGCGCGTATGGCCTCGACTACCTGCAAGTAACCGGCTGCGGTGTTGAGGTCTACGCCTGACTTGCTGACCCACATATTGAGGTTGCTGACACTGTTGTGGTGCTTCCAAGCTGCTATGCGGCTTCGCAGGCCGTGATGCCCTTCGCCGGCAAGATAGACCATGTTGCCGGGTTTGACTTTGTGTCCATGCCAGTTTGCCTTGCCACTAGCAATGTGCAGCATCCAATCCAAGGTCACAAAGGTCTTGCCCCCACCGCTAGGGCCATGCACCATCACCAAAGCCTTGTCCTGTATCCAGTGCTTTACAAGCCACGCAATAGGCGCAGGCTGCGCCGAAAAACCATCGGCATGGATAAGGTAGTCGGTAGCCACTGGCTTCAACAGCAACGCCAAGTCGCCCCCCGCTTGCACGTAATCATTGGCGTCCCCTTGAGTTGGCGGCATGGTCATGCGTACCCCAAATTTTGCTGATGCTTGTTCTGCGTACCGTTGCCCAACGCCTGACGCATCGTTGTCTGCCACGATGCAAATGTCCAAGGTTGGGTGCGCTGTTTTTAAGATGCCTGCCACTGACACCAAGTTGCTGGCGCTGTAAGCCACGGCACAGGGTTTACCCGTAACCTCTGCTATGGTGGCTCCAGTGGCAAAGCCTTCAGCAAGGTACAGGGTATCGGCATCTTCCAAGTGGCCCAGCATCCAAAACATCGAACCTGTTTGACCGCCAGGGTGATACTTTTTGTCGCCGTCACCGGCAATGTATTGGATGCTGGAGAGTTCGCCGCCTGCGTTGTACAGGGGAACCATCAAGCGCCCATCGCCCGTCACCCTTGCGCCGTGAGGCTTGATGCCCTTGCGCTGCAAGTATGGATGCTCTGGATTTGCTGCGCTGCCCTCTGCCCAAATGATCTCCACCGTGTTGGCGGCAACTTCACGGGTCTTTTTCTGCTCTGCGTCCCGCTTGGTCTTGGCCTCTGCCAAGCGTCTAGACTGCGCCATCTCCTCGGCAACTGTCAGGCTGCGCCCAATCTCTGCCCTCCAGGTCAATTCAATGCCAGAGCGCCAACAGCCAAAGCGCCCTGCTGGTACGCCATCGGCAAAAGCAATGTACCAACCCGGTTTATCGTGCCCTGCCTCGCCCTTGGTTCCTGAGTTAAATCGGTGCAACTTGCCATCTAGGTGGATGGTGTCTGGTGGCTTCAAGCCTGCGCCTAGCATGGCGTCTTTTAGCTGATCCTCTGGTGCGATAGGCGCTAGTTGCGCTGGCGGCGACCAAGGGCCACCGAGGATGCTTGCGAGGTCTGTCATTGTTTAGTCTCCACAGAAGCAGGCTATTGCTTCTTCGTTAGGGTCAAAAAGATTGGTTTGGTCTTTGCTGTATTGCAGCATGGACGCATAGCTGGGGCGGTCAAGGTGAAATCTGTTTGCAACTCCATCTGTAAGCGTTTTTGCCAACTCCTCCATCTGCACCCACCAAATCGCGCGTTCTGGTTTTTCTGTAATCAAAGACAAAAGTTGTGCAGATGGCTTCAAATAGCACAGATCACAATTGCCTGCCAATGTCCTGCCGTTTATCGTAGGCAACTCAAGCTGGAAAGATTGTTTACTCCAAAACGCACTAATTTGCTGAATGTCAACCTTGGCTGAAACCAATGGTGCAATTGGAGTTTCACCTTTCCTGTCTGATTTTAATTTTGCCGCCCTACGCTGCTCATCTGCGCGTATTCCGATCATTGAATCCCAATCATCCCAACCAATTGAAGTCAAATAACGGCCTAAAGCGCGATACTTTAGTTCTGAAGTACAAACTTTGTTAACTGGATTCGGCAATTTGCCGTAGTGCCGTATGACTGCTTCAAATGGCGCACCGTCCCTGTTCGCAGTCTCAAAAGAAACCACTTTAAAACGCTGTGCAGGCTCAACGTGCGACACATATTCCAGCCACACAATCGGCACCCCCCAGTTCACAGCACAGTCCCGCACAAATTCCAACGTCTTTTCATCTTCCTTGCCGGTGTTGGCAAAACAGACAACGGCCTCCGCTTGGTAGATGCCCCCCCCGCTCTGTAGAACACGCCAAAGCATATAGGCGCTTGTCCTGCCGCCCGAGAAGCTAATGCAGGTTGGGCTGTCAATTTTGAAGGGGTCTGTCATTTATTTTTACCTTGTTGTGAAAAAGTTGTTGACACTGTAGCATGAACTTGTGCTATGATGCAAGCACGCTTCGAACTGAGTCCAGACGGAAGCGCAAACTGAAGGAGAAAGCTGAATGGCTATTTCGTTAAAACGTACCGGCGGCATCAGTGCCAATGGCGTCAAGCTGCTCGTATACGGGCAGGCAGGGGCTGGCAAGACCAGCCTGATTAAGACATTACCACAGCCCGTGGTGTTGTCTGCGGAGGGCGGGTTGTTGTCTATACAAGATGCTGACCTGCCCTATTTGGAGATCACCAGCATGGATGACTTGCGCGAGGCTTACGCTTGGGTAGCGGATTCTGACCACAAGTCAGTAGCGCTAGACAGCATCAGTGAGATTGCCGAGGTCTGCTTGAACCATGAGAAGAAGGTTAACAAAGACCCGAGGGCGGCATATGGAGCCATGCAGGAACAGATGGCCGATATCATCCGCGCCTTCCGTGACCTGCCTGGACGCCATGTTCTGATGACCGCCAAGCTGGAGAAGACTCAGGATGAAATGGGCCGGGTACTGTACAGCCCCTCAATGCCGGGTAACAAGACAGGGCAGGCGCTGCCTTACTTTTTTGATGAAGTGCTTGCGTTGCGAGTGGAGAAAGATGCCGAGGGCAACACTCAACGGGCCTTGATGTGCGACTCGGATGGCATCTGGCTTGCCAAGGATAGGTCAGGCAAGCTGGGCGGCTGGGAAGCACCTGACTTGGGCGAAATCATTAACAAAATCGGGGGTGTGGCATGAAGATCAAAACGACAGCCCATGTTCATTACCAAAAATATGCGTGGCAAGAAAAAGGGGAATATCGACTTGCTTCTTTTAAACTGGACGACAGCGCCGAACGCACCTATGTCGGTGAGCAAGAATTTGAGATTGACATTCCAGACAACTATGACCCGAGGGCGCAACAGATTGCTGCGCTTGAGGCGCTGAAACAAAAGGTCATGGCTGACTACCACAAAAGCGTGATGGAAATCAATGAGCGCATTGGCAAACTTTTAGCGTTGGAGGCAGCATGAGTCTCTACCAACGCTGGCTCGACGCCAAAAAACTTGAGACCGCCGCAGTCAAAGACCGCCGTGAACTGGAAGACTCAATGGTCAAAGAGTTTGCCTTACCAAAGGACTTGGAAGGCACGGTAAACCATGAGGTTGACGGCTACAAGATCAAGATGGAGGGCCGCATCAACAAGAAGGTTGACTCTGACAAGCTGCAAATGTTGGCTGCTGAAGCTGGTCTGTCTGAACACCTGTCCAGCTTGTTTCGCTGGAAACCTGAAATCAATGTAAAGGCATGGGATGCGGCTGCTGACGCCGTTACCGGGCCTCTGCTTGATGCCATTACGTCCACCCCTGGACGCCCTACTTTCACAATCACAAAGGACTAATCATGGCTTTCCTCGACGAAGAATTTAACATCGACTCTCTGCCGCAAGGCACTTCTAACTTTGAACCGTTGCCTGAGGGCTGGTACAACGCTACCATCACCGGTGCTGAAGTCAAGGCCACCAATGCTGGAACTGGTAAGTACATCGCTGTCAAGTACACCATTACCGGCCCGACCCATCAGGGCCGGGTAGTTTTTGGAAACTTGAACATAAAAAATCCTAGCACTAAGGCCGAGGAAATTGGCAGGTCGCAACTTGGCGAAATTATGAGGGCCATTGGCCTTGCCAAAGTGCAAGACACTGACCAACTGATCGGCGGCAACCTAGGCATCAAGCTGACCGTGAAAACGGGCGAGTACGCAGGCAATGAGATTAAAGGCTACCGCGCACTTGGCGGTGCTGCTGCGGCTGCTGTGACGCCGTTTAAGCCTGCTGGTGCAGCGCCTGCTGCAAAGTCTGCTGCTGTTACGCCACCTAAGTTTGGTGCGTCACCGTGGGCTAAGAAAACCCCTGCCTAAAAAAAAGACCCCGCTTGTGACGGCGGGGTCAATCACTACAGGAGAGAACAACGTGCAAATACCCGAGTCAGAGATTACCATAACTTCCCTCATTGACGCCGCCCATGAGGAACGTCTTGAAAAGCCCAGACCGCATCTAGGGGCAAGCACCTTGGGCCACCACTGCGAACGGTGGCTTTGGTTGTCGTTTCGGTGGGCGGTGCAGGAGAAGTTTAAGGGCCGCATCCTGCGCTTGTTTCGGCGTGGCTTTAACGAGGAGGCCACCATCATCAGTGACTTACGGGCGGCAGGCATCCATGTCTATGGCACTCAGACCAAAGTGGACTTTGGTAGCCATGTCTCTGGCAGCCTGGACGGGGTTGGCAAGGGCATACCCGGTGCGCCTAAGACTGAACACGTTTTAGAATTTAAGACCCACAGTCTCAAGTCATTCAACGATTTGGAAAAGCATGGCGTCGGCAAGAGCAAGCCACAGCATTTTGTGCAGTGTCAGGTGTATATGCACGGGACTTCACTGAAACGTGCTTTGTATGTTGCCGTCTGCAAGGATGACGACCGTATATACACCGAGCGGCTTGAGTACGACAAAGACCATGCGGTGAAGGCCATTGAGCGTGGGCAACGGTTGACTTTGACTGACCGCCTGCCACCACCGATAAGCACCGACCCGACTTGGTTTGAGTGCAAGATATGCCCTGGGCATGATTTCTGCCACGGGTCAAAGACCACCAAGCACGTTAACTGCCGTACCTGCGCCCACATTACGCCACTGTCCGATTCAACTTGGCACTGCGCCAAGTGGGATGACATTGTGCCGCTTGAGTCTCAGCATACCGGATGCGAGAGCCATGTCCTGCACCCTGACCTAGTGCCTTGGAAGCGGCTTGAGGGGCCAAGTGACTGGGTGGCAGTCTACGAGATCGACGGGCTTGGGATTGCCAATGGTGAGCCGGGGGAAGGGGTCTATGGCAGCAAGGAACTGCTTGCCAATGCTGCTGCTTGTGCTAGTGGTGATCCGTTGATTGCTGAGGTAAGGGCTAAGTGGGATGGGCGCATATGTTGAGAGACTACCAAACCCGCACCATCGACCAGCTTTACGCATGGTTTGAAGCAGGCAACGCTGGCAACCCCTGTCTAGTCCTGCCAACCGGCTCCGGCAAGAGCCACATTGTGGCTGCGCTGTGCAAAGATGCCCTGCAAAATTGGCCCGAGACTCGCATCTTAATGTTGACCCATGTCCGAGAATTGATTGAGCAGAACGCCGACAAGATGCGCCAGCACTGGCCTAATGCACCGATGGGCATCTACAGTGCCGGGCTGCGCCAGAAAGAACTGGGCGAACCGATTACGTTTGCAGGCATCCAGTCTGTTAGGAGCAAGGCAAAGGAGATAGGCCATGTTGATCTGGTCATCATTGACGAGTGCCACCTAGTCAGCCACAAGGACGAAGGCGGCTATCGGACACTGCTATCAGACCTCTATCAGAGAAACCCGAACCTGCGGGTGATAGGTTTGACTGCCACACCGTATCGCCTGGGGCATGGCTACATTACCGACAAGCCAGCAATCTTTAGCGCCTTGATTGAACCCACCAGCATCGAGGAACTTATCCACAAGAAGTACCTGTCAACCCTGCGCTCTAAACTGACCCGCACCAAGCTGGAGGTAGACGGGGTGCATAAGCGTGGGGGCGAGTACATTGAATCCGAGTTACAGGCCAAGGTTGACACCACCGACAAGAATAGAAAGGTAGTGGCTGAAATAGTGCGCCTAGGGCATGATCGTCAATCTTGGCTGATTTTCTGCGCCGGGGTTGCCCATGCCCACCACATTGCCGAGGCGTTGCATGATGAGGGCATTGTGGCCCAGTGCGTGACCGGAGAGACACCGAGCGCCGAGCGCGACAAAATGCTGACTGACTTCAAGGCAGGGCGCATCCGAGCGTTAACTAATGCCAATATACTGACAACGGGATTTGACGCGCCTGGGATTGATTTGATAGCCATGTTGCGCCCAACTATGTCCCCTGGCTTGTATGTCCAGATGGCAGGGCGCGGCTTACGCATTGCCGAGGGCAAGACGGATTGTCTGGTGCTGGACTTTGCAGGCGTAGTAGAGCAGCATGGCCCCATCACTGCCGTGAACCCACCACCAAAGAAGGGTGACAAGGTAGGGGAAGCGCCCGTAAAAATTTGCGATAACTGCCAAGAGATATGCGGCTTGAGCGCCCGAGTCTGTCCGGCCTGCGGGACGCCATTCCCCGAACCAGTGCGCCCCGCGCTGCGCCTGCACCATAACGACATTATGGGCAATGAGGGCATTGACCTTGAAGTGACAAGCTGGCATTGGCGTAAACATATATCTCGCGCCAGTGGCAAGGAAATGTTAAGCCTGACCTACTACGGCGGCTTGAGTGACCTGCCAGTGACCGAGTATCTGGCAGTGACGCACGATGGGTATGCCGGAGAAAAAAGCAGGCGGCTGCTGGCTGATATCTCCCATCAAGCCAGTGTTGACCTGGACTATGGGGCCACCGACCTGCACCAGATGGCCCAGCAGCTTACCGAGGGTCTGCCACCAGTGCGGATTGAATTCAAGCGAGAGGGCAAGTTTTTTTCAATAGTTAGGAGAATGTGGATATGAACCCCATCAGCATTGGTGACGCTACGTTGTACCTGGGCGACTGCATGGACATTTTGCCAACGCTGGACAAGGTGGATGCGGTGATTACTGACCCGCCTTATGGGCTGGCTGAAAAGCTGCAAGGCGGGACATGGGGTAAAAAATTTGAGGGCGAAAGCAAAGACTGGGATGCGGTTGCACCCGCTGAACTTGTCAACATGGCGCGTCAACTTTCTGACAAGGCGATTGTATGGGGGGGTAATTATTTTTTATTTCCACCATCTCGCTGCTGGCTTACATGGATTAAACGCGATGCGGTGCAGACTATGGCTGGATGTGAGTTTGCATGGACTAACTTTGATGCTAACGCAAAGTTTTTTGACTGGACGATTGCAGCCACCAATGCAGAAAGGGTTGCACACCCAACACAAAAACCGCTGGCCTTGATGAAGTGGTGCATCGAGCAAGCAGGCAACCCCGAAACCATCCTAGACCCTTTCATGGGAAGCGGAACCACAGGCGTGGCTGCCATCCAACTGGGCCGAAAATTCATCGGCATAGAGCGTGAGCCAAAGTACTTTGAGATTGCCTGCCAGCGTATTGAACAGGCGGCAGCACAAGGCAAGCTGTTTGCACCAGCACCAGTTAAGCAACATCAGGAGACATTTTTATGAGACACCCCGAACCCCAAATAGTCACCCTGTACCGCAACACCCTTCAAGCCGAGCCGCCGAGGGTCTGCCATACGTGCGACCACTACAGGCCCGATGGTGTCTGCGCCGAATATAACGACACCCCACCACCAGAGTTTGCATCCGAGCCTGGGGGCTGCGCCTTGTGGGAGTGGGAGGTTCCCTTTTAATGGAGTCCGAACACCTCCAGCAAGTGCGCCTAGTGTCCTGGTTCCGGCGCAGTTACCCTGGCGTGAGGGTCTTTGCGATACCGAATGGTGGTGGCCGTAGCATGGCACAAGGGGCCAGCTTGAAGGCCGAAGGGGTAACCCCTGGGGTGCCCGACCTTTGCATCCCTGAGTGGCTTTTGTGGGTTGAAATGAAACGTGAGGCGGGAGGCGTGGTGTCACCAGTGCAAAGGGATTGGATTGCCTATCTGGAAAGCATCGGGCACAGGGTCATCATCGGGCGTGGCTTTGAGGATGCCAAGCGGCAAATTAAGAGCGTAAAAAAGCCCGAGGGCTAATCGGGCTTGGTTGGACTGGGTAGTTACAGGTTTAGCAACACTGCCACCAGTGTAGCAAGCAGGGCTGCGAGTAGTATCATTCGCACCCCATGTAATAGTCTGGTTCAACTTCCTGCCACCAAGAAACAGGATTCCAGCCTTGATCTGTCATCACTTCAACGTAACGCCCCCGTTCGTGGTCATACCCTGTCAGGTACGATATGGCATATCCTAGTTTAATTTCTTGCTTCGCCATATGGATAGCAGCATGGTATGCCCTATCTTTTTCCGGATAATCTTTTAACATTTTGGTTTCTCCATTATTTAATAAGTGCCACTGAATCATTTAATTGCTCCACCAGTTAACAAGGGCAAGGGCAAGGCAGGTGGCAATGGTGAGGGCTAACAGGTAGTCCCAGATGGTTTCTTTCATTCTCCTAACCCCTTGCAAACAGGGCATACGCTGCCATCGTGTTGGCCTTCACCAGAGCCAGAGCAGGCAGGGCATATGCCTGGATCGTACTCGCCTGGGCCATCGTCGGCCATGTAACTGGCTAGGTCGTCGTCATAATCTGTCATTTTGTAACCCCTTTAATTACTGCCAAGCCACTAACCCGAAAGCATTTACCAGACGACAATTCAACGTCAATTGTCCCGCATCGGTGTACTTTTATTACTTTAGCCAGATAACGCTTGCCATAAATTTCAACTTCAGCAAAATAGTTGTTTCCAATTTTGGTCATGGTTTATTCTCCAATAGTTGTTAGTCTGCACAATGCAAACCCCTAAGCCCACACAATGGGCTTAGAGAATGCATTAGGCAAGCTTGATCCTAATAATCTTACCTATTTTCTTGCCGTGAGCGGGGTATGCGATAACTGGCACTGTTTTATCGTAGCAAGCCCTGCAACCGTTACACTTACCCTCATGCTCATATGCTCTGCACAATGTAACCATGTCAGGATTAACCCGAGAATCAGGGACAATCACAGAACCATGTAAACCAGATATAAATTCACCAACAATTGAATCACTGGACGGGCGCACCATTACATTGTCAAGCTGCGCCATGGCACGTAGTACAAGTGCAAATTTGGGGAACTTGTGCATCCTTGTAGGTAACCAGTGTTTAACCCATGGGGTGCGCTGCATCACTTCTAGCATTTTCTCTGCTAACCCGAGCGAATACATATCACCAGAATCAAACCACCTAAAATATCGATCCCGCTCCAATTCTGCAACCATGTCATCAACCCATTCCATCCGTTGCCAATCGATGCGATTGAATTCGCGTGGTGCTTTTACGTTAGCGAATACATAATTACCCGTGGTGGCATAGCATCCTTTGCAGGCATCCACCAAGACACCGGGTGATTCAATGCTACCTGGGCAAGTGTCTAGGGCTTGCAATGACCATGATCGAATGCCGTCCAGCTTGCTGGTGATGCTGATTTTAGGTTTCTGCTCCATTTTTTCTCCAATAGGGTTATTGGGACAATTTCCCCGTATGCCCTGCAAGCAAGGCATACAGTGAGACTGTCAGGATATGATCCATTCTTTGCTGTGATGCACGCCGTGTTGAAAGGCAAATTGCGCGATATCGCGTTGACCTTTGGCGCTACGAGCTGCGCGGTGCAGCATTGACAAACTACGGGCAACGTAGTCAAGCCCTAAAATCGCACCGTGTTGGATGATTTTCTTAGCTTCGATGGTTTCGGATTTGGTCATTTTGCTTTGTCCTGGTTGGTTGGTGAGACTAGAGTGTAACCGATTCTGTAACCATGCAACATCTTTTTACACACTATTTTCTAGGTGTTTACCCTTGCTTTTTAGGTTGCACTTTTTGCATATGCATTGCACGTGCAGTTTGTGCAAGTGCATTTTTTGCACGTGCATGCACAAATGCACTTGTGCAATATTGCACAAAAAACAGGCAAATCTGCACGAAATGCACATCTCTCTATAGAGATGTGCAAAAGTGCAATTGCTTGTTGGGGCTGTGCAGGGCTTGAATTGTGGTTTAATAACCTGGTGGTTAGTAACTTGAGGGGTTGACTATGGCTTATGTGGCTTATGACGATGCTACAAAATCTGTGATGGTGGAGACATTGTTGGAGCAGATTGAGATCGGCAAATCGATGCGGGAGGTTTGCCGGATGGACGGGATGCCGGATCACGGCACGGTTATTCGGTGGATGCGTGACGATGCCGTGCTTGCCTCCAAGTACGCACGCGCACGCATGGCCCAAGCTGATACCTTGTTTGACCGCATGGAGGAAATTGAGGAATCAGTCAAGGGTGGCACGATGGATAGCCATGCTGCACGTGTAGTGCTGGACTCCATGCGCTGGAGAGCCAGCAAGCTAGCCCCCAAAGTCTATGGCGACCGCCTAGACGTCCAGGTGAGCGACAACCGCATCTCTATTAGTGGTGCCTTGCTCGCAGCGCAGAGCAGGCTTGCACTGATGCACGATGCATCGCACGTGCAGGATGTGCAGGATGTGCAGGCCAAGCCCGACCAGGGGGAGGGGGGAGGGCCGAGCGACTAGGGCCACAGCTACGGAGGCTCCACAAACAATTTTTATTTTTTAATAATATATATGCAAACAACAATCTACCAACCTGAGGACGAGCAGGAACTCATGGCAAGGCTATGGGTTCCATCGCTTAAAGATAACCCACTGGCGTTTGTTTTGTATTTGTTTCCCTGGGGTCAGAAGGGTACGCCGCTGGAGCATTTCTCTGGCCCAAGAAAGTGGCAGCGGGATGTATTGAATGACATTGCCGCGCATATTAAAAAGAACAAAGGCGTTATTGACTTTGCTGTACTCCAAGAAGCAGTATCAAGCGGTCGGGGTATTGGTAAGTCGGCATTGGTGTCATGGCTGACGATATGGATGTTGTCCACCAGGATTGGCTCGACAACTATCATATCGGCGAACAGTGAGAACCAGCTACGTTCAATTACTTGGGCTGAGATTACCAAGTGGCTGGCGATGTCTATTAATAGTCACTGGTTTGAAGTCTCAGCCACTCGGGTGACGCCTGCAAAGTGGTTGACGGAGTTGGTGGAGAGGGATTTGAAGAAGGGTACGAGGTATTGGGGTGTGGAGGGGCGACTGTGGAGTGCGGAGAACCCTGATGCTTATGCTGGTGTACACAATTTTGATGGTGTGCTGGTGATTTTTGATGAGGCAAGCGGTATTGACGATTCAATCTGGGCGGTGACGGGTGGATTTTTTACGGAGAACACGCCAAATCGTTTTTGGCTGGCGTTTTCCAACCCACGGCGCAACACGGGGTACTTTTATGAGACATTTCACTCAAAAAGGGACTTTTGGGTGACTAAGGTGGTGGATGCGAGGACGGTGGAGGGGACGGACAAGGCGGTTTATGGGCGGATTATTGATGAATACGGGCCGGACAGTGCCCAGGCGCACGTTGAGGTGTATGGTGAGTTTCCGAGTGCGGGGGATGACCAGTTTATTCCATCAAATACGGTCGATGAGGCGATGAAAAGGCCAAAGTACAAGGACAATTCAGCACCAATCATCATTGGCGTAGACCCGGCGCGGTTTGGGGCTGATGCTACGGTGATTGCGGTGCGGCAGGGGCGGGATATTGTGGCGATTAAGAAGTACCGGGGTGATGATACGATGACGGTGGTGGGGCATATCATTGAGGCGATGGAGGAATACAAGCCTGCA